ATGTTTCTTCGTCACCACGCCGGTCGTCAGGTTCAGGATGCCGGCGGCCGTGCGACGATACATGTCTGGCAAGGCCGGATCGGCGATGATGTCGTGCATCGCTTCGACCTTCCAGTCCTCGCCCGCCATCCACGCGATCACGGCGCCCTCGATGCCGCTGTAGTCGGCCTGTATCAGTTCCTTGCCAGGACCGGCCCAGATGAAGCCCCGGATCGCGTCGCTGATAAGGTGCAGGGGCCGCCCCAACGTGTCGCCGTAGAGGTATTTGAGCGCGGTTGGGTCTTCGGTGCGGAACGCCTCAAACAGCACGTCCAGACGCGGCTTTGCCTCGTCGAACTCACGCCGCGGGCGCGGCATGTTGGCGAAGTTAACGCCGGTGTTGCTCCAGCGCCCCGTGGATGCCCCGTGGTAGAGGAAGGTGCCGCGCACACGCCCGTCAGCGCTGGCCCGGTTGATCATGGCTTGCAGCTTCGACACAGAGGTCTTGGCGGCTTCCTGCCGGATCAGCAGCGCCGCCCGGACGTGTTCCGGCAGATCGTCGGCGTCCAGCAGATCGGTGATCTCGGCCTTTGCCGCCGACCCCAATTCGACGCCTTGCATCTGGACCCACTCCACCAGCTTACCGGGCTGCGAACAGGCCGCCACATAGCCGCCCGTGGCCGCGCGCATTTCCCGGTCCAGCAGCTTCTTTGATTTGTCGGCCAGCCGGATCGCAGCCAAGGCGCTGGTGCGGTCGATGCGGACGCCGCGCTGATTGATCTTCTGATCGAGCCGCCAGACGCTTTGTTCGTCGGCGGACAGTTCGATCATGCGGCGGTCCGCCTCGGCTTCTGTCAGCACGTCGCGGTCGCAATAGTCGTGGAACTTCTCGAAGTCCTCGGGGAAGTCTTCGGGCTCGTTCCAATACAGACCGGGCGGCTCGTCTTTCTTCGGGCGGCGCGGGATTGAGAACAGCCGGATCAGCCGCGTGCCTTCCTTGTCCTTCTGTGTCTCCAGCCCCAAGGCCGCACCCAAGCCCGCCAGATCGCGCGGCAGCGACATAGCGGCTGCGGTGGCAGCGGTGCAGCGGAACTGTTCGGGGCGCGCTGCGGGCCAGCCCTGACGCTCGTGCAGCAGACGGAAGGCCAATGTCTCGAACTGTGCGTTGTGCGCGCTGATCGTCATGCCGTCGGCGACGGCCTGTGCGAGATCGGCGGGGCAGGGCTGCCCGCGCCGCCAGCGCCGCATCGGGCCTCCGTTTATGCGGTAGGAGGCCATCAGCACTTCGGTCAGCGGGTGTTCAAAATAGACGAACGCCCCGCGCGTTTTCAGATCGACCGGGGAGCGCGTCTCTACGTCTGCTTCAATGCCTTTTGTCATGCAAATATTCCGATGTCGTATGCTAAAGCAGACAGGCCGAGCCGCTTTTTTGCAATTTCAAAATACGCGTCGTCGCGCTCTATGCCGATGAAGCTGCGCCCGGTGTTCTGGCACGCAACGCCCGTGGTGCCGCTGCCCATAGTGAAGTCCAAAACAGTTTGGCCTTCGCTGGACGACGCTAAAATAAGGCGCTCCATGAGCGCCACGGGCTTCTCCGTTGGGTGTATTTTTGCTCTGCCTGACGGCGCGGGCCACAGCGCTTTTTTGCAGTGCTCGTTGAACACCGCGTTAGCTGGCCGTGCGAACACGCAAAACTCTAAACCGGATAACCACAACCGCGTTCCGTTCATAGGCGACGGGTTGGTCTTCTCCCATGCGCCAACACGCACGGTAAGCCCGTTTGCGCGGTACATCGCTACAAGAAGGCTTATTTGCTCCGTTCCGCAAAATACATAGTGCGACCCGGAGCAAACTCGAACTGCGGCGCGAATTAACGCAGAGAGGTCTATGTCGCAGGCGTCAGCATCGCCGCGATCTAGTTTCCGCAGCCCGCCAGATTTCTGTGACACTTCCCCGTAAGGTATATCGGCCAGCACCAGATCGACCGACCCGTCAGGAATGTCGCGCATGACTTCCAAGCAGTCGCCTTTGCGTAGGTCGATCATTTCCCCGCCCCCCGAAACAGCGCCCGCAGCGCCCACGACCGGGCGAAAGACAGGCCAAAGAACATTGCGGTCACAGCCGCCGAGCCGCGGGCCGTGTAGCCGAGCAGAAAGTAAGTCGCGCCCCACGATACCAGCAGCCCGACGGCGGCGTTGGTGAGGGCTTCAAGTGCATCTCGTTTCATGCAAATATGTCCATGTCTTGCGGCAAAGCCGACGTTGTGTTCAGCCGAAAATATCGGTCGGCGCGGCTTTCTTCGTAGGCTTCGATGAAGGCTTGCGCGGCGGGCGCAACGATTGCATTGCCGTAACCCCGCAAGAGCCCCACGCGCTCGGCAGCCCCATGAGCCAGCGGGAATGTTCCGGGTTCAACTGGCCGCCACTTTCCATCCCGGCAGAACAGCCAGTCCGCATCTCGCCAGAAGCCGTCAACCGGGCCGGTGTGGCAAACTTCACCGCGTGCTCCAGCGAAGCCGTGTGCTTCCGCCCATCTGGAGTTCGCCCGGTTATGTCCATCTTCTCGATGCTCATTGACCTCCCGCCCGACGGGCAGTTCGGCGTCGGCCAACCCGCCGCCCAAACCGCCCGCCCCAGCAGCGCGTTCACTGGCACGTTCAGGCACTCCGAGCCGTCCTTGTGGTCGCGTGTCGTCGGCGTCGGCCAGCCCGCCAGCGGCACCGTATCCTCCAACCGACCGCGTGGGCCGTTCGGTCTGTCGCCGTTGCCGTAGCCCTCCGGGTTCCCGCCCACTCGCGGCGTCGGCCAGCCTTTCTCCAACCCACCAGAGGCGCTGTCTGATATGGGGCGCGCCGACGCCCGCAGCGCAGAGATCAACCGCCCCGCTGGCGTAGCCCGATCCTTCCAAGTCAGCCGATACAAGGTCGAGCCAACCAAGTCCGTCTTTGCTCGCAACCTGTTCGCCAAAGACGACGCCAGGTCCGCACTCTCTAATAAGGTGGTGCGCGGCGGGCCAAAGGTGCCGCTCATCAGCAAACCCGCCGCCTTTGCCTGCCGCGCTGAAAGGTTGGCACGGGCAGGACATTGTCCAAACTCGCCTGTCGTCGGCCCATCCGGCGCGGCGCAGGGCGTAACTCCAGACGCCAATTCCGGCGAAGAAGTGACATTGTGTGTAGCCGCGCAGATCGTCGGGTCGGACATCTTCAATACTCCGTTCGTCAACATCACCAGGCGCGATGTGGCCCTGCTTGATCAGTTCGCGCAGCCACGCGGCGGCCTTGGGGTCAAATTCGTTGTAGTAAGCGGTCAATCGAACACGCTCCCCGACAGGGCCGCAGGCGCGGCAGTTTCCAGCCCCAGCGCCAAGCGCAGCGCCGTGACAGGGTTGTCTGCGACGTGACACGCCCAGCCGCCCGCCGCGTTCTTCGCATTGGCCTGATACCCGGCAGAACACGGCCAGCACGTCAGACCTTTCAGGCGGCCAGATGCAAAGGCCGTGCTTATGGCGTCTTCAAGGTTTGGCACTTTTACCTCCGGGTTTGAGTTTCTTCGCCGCACGCTGTTCGGCACGGGTCTTGCGGTCGGCCTCGTCGGGGTCGCGGACCTTGCGTTTGGCCAGATCGCCGAGGTTGGAGCGCCGCCGGGGTTTGACCTCGGCGGGCTTCTCTTTCTTCGGCGAGCGGATGAAGTGTTCGCCGCGCCAGTCCTCCGTCACAGCCCGACGGCCTTGTAACTGGAAAGGTCGTGGTGCCGACTGGCCTCCGCCCGCATCTGCATGATCGTGGCCCAGATACGGTCGGCGTCGGGGTGCGCGTCGATTTCAGCGGCGGTCATTGGCGCTGCTGTGTGCGCGCCCGGCGTCGGCCAGATGCGGTGTGCGAGAAGGCCGCTCATCCGAAGATGTCCATGCCGAGCGCTTCGCCATACATCGACAGGATCGCGTTTTCTTCGGCGATCTCGTCCGGCTTGCGCTTGCGCAGAGCGATGATCTTGCGCATGACCTTGGTGTCGTAGCCGCGGCCCTTGGCTTCGGCGAAGATTTCCTTGATGTCGTCGGCGGCGGCCTTCTTTTCGGCCTCCATCGTTTCGACGCGTTCAACGAAAGCGCGCAGTTCATCGGCGGTGACGCTGTACGCGCCCGTGGCGTCGGTGTCGCCGCTATTGTGTCCTCGTCCGGCCATCTGGCCCTCCTAAAATGTTGGGTTGTGCAGCGGCATGTCTGCCGCTGCATTTCGTCACAACCTACATATCAGCCAAAAAGACCGCCAGCGCCTGCGCCGCCCTTGGTCGCATCAGGTGCGTCGCCTTCGTCCGGGATTGCCTCGAAGAACTTGTCCGGGTCCGGCCCGCCGCCACCGCCGAGGATTTCCGCCCCGGTCGCAGCTTTGGCCACTTGAACCATGCTGATACCGAACGACAGGCCCTTGCCGTTCTTGTCGTTTTCCCAAGTGTAGGGGTTGATCACGCCGTATACCTGCGAACCGCTCGGGCAGCCCTCAATGTCCATGACGGGGTTGCGCTTGCGGTCGAAGACCTTGGGCTTGTAGTCCGCGCCGGAACCGCACCGAACAAAGCGGTGGCCAGCGTATCCGGCGTGGCGTTCGCCGGACTTCTTCGACAGACCTTGCGGGCCGTCACCGTCCAAGAACGGAGATTTGATCAGCCCGTCCTTGATCCATTGCACTGCCTTGTCGCCCCATTCGTCCTTGGCGACTGCCAACGCCGCAGCTTCCAGCGCCGAAATGTCGGTCGTTTTCGGGAACAGCAGCGTGCAGCCGTATTTCTCGCTGCCGCCGTCTTGCGACCGGGCTTTGAAAAGGTCTGCGGAAAAGCTGATGATCGCCAGCGGGGTCTTTACGTCTTCACCACGGCTCATTTTAGTCTCCTTGTTAATCCAGAATGTCGAAGTGCTTGTTGACGCTCGGCGTTGCCGCCGAACGGGTCGTCTTGGTGGCCCGGACGAGGTTCGTCCCGGTCTTTGGTGCGGCGGACAGGGCCGACACAGCTTCGATCAGCTTCGCGTCGGCCTTGGCCTTCTTCAGTGCGTCACGGACCTGTTTCGGTGTCTGCATCTTGCCGGGATTGAGGAACTTGTCTTCCGCCAAAACAGACAAAAGAGACGTTTTCAAATCGGCCTCGACGCCTTCGTTCCACTTCTCTCGGCCTTCTTTCTCGACCAGGATGTAGTTCGGGATCGCGACGCCTGCCTCTGCCTGTTCATGGGCGTAGGCGCGCACCGCGTTCATCCAGTCGCCGATCATGTCTGCGGCGTCCAGAAGTTGCGCAAGACGCTCCGGCGACTGCAAATCCGGGGCGTTTGACGGCGAGATCACGGGTTCGTCCAGATCGGTGAAGTGCAGACCCGCCGTGTCGAGCGCCTTTTGCTCCAGCGCGGGGCAGAACCCGGCGCAAGGGCAGAACTTGCAATGGTCGCCCGCTGTCAGGAAGGCCGCCGCCCAAGCCGCATCCGGCAGATCGGCCTTGCGGTCGAGTGCCCGTTTTGCGCGGTCCATCGCCAACAGCAGATCGCTGGTCCACTCCAGCAGATCAACGACGTGGAACGTCTCCGAGCGGATGCGCCCGTCAGGATGGCCAGCGCGCGGTTGAACGATTGTCGCCTTGACGGTCTCAATGTCCAGCCCCGGATTGGCCAGCATAGCGCCCAAAGCGTAGGTCCGCAGTTGCGGGTTGCCTTTCGCTTCAACCACAACACCGCGACCGCCCTTAAGATCGACGACTTCCATCTGGCGCAGCGCTGGGTTGTAGACAACTGCGTCTGCCGTGCCGCCCGCCTCGAACGGCGGGTTCAGCGAAGCAAGGCTGAAGCGCTGTTCGATTGACAGCGAACCCCAATCGTTCGGGAAGTCACTGTCTGTAGCCTCTCCGCATAGCGACCGAACGTAGTCGATGTAGCGCTGCGCGGTTTCGGCCATTTCCTCGTCAACCTCAAAGGAGTATTTCTTCCCCTTCTCCGTCGTGCCGATGAACTCTGCGGCGTCTTGGCCGGAGCGCAAGCAACGCTCGCTGATTTGGTGACACGCGGTCCCCCAATCGGCGGCCTCTGACGTGCGTTCCGGCGCGTTGGGGTCTGTGGTCGCCTCTATCAGCGCCAGCCGCCCCGCACACGCCCAGTTGGCCGCTGTGGAACTGGCCGACCATTGAGCATGTGCGCGTTCAGCGTGGTGCTGTTGCATCTTCGGCCTCCTGCGCTTCTACCGCGACCGGGCTGATGCACCAATCCCGGATGGAGACGAGCGGGATGCCCCAAGACTGTTCTTTGTTGAACAGGCTAAGAACGCCACTCGCCCCGGCTTCGCGCACCAGATAGCCGCCGATGCTCGTCCCGGCAGTGATCCGATACACTTTGACCTCGCCGTCCGTGAACGTGACGGTCACATCAGACAGGTCTTTATACAACCCGTTTTCCTTGGCCATCACGCACCTGCCGACGCGCGCTTCAGCGGGTTCAAGTCAACCGCCTTGGCCCACACGTCAACCGCTTTGGCCAGCCGCTCTTGGTCGCCGTCCAGCAGCGACACTCTCCAAGCGGGTTGACCGGCAGGCGGCGCGCCGAGCGCTTCGGTGAAAATCTTCGGCCCGTCTTCTTGGGTCGCTTCCATGCCGAACTTCTTGACGTAGCCGCCCATCACGGACTTCAGATCGTCAACCGTCAACGCCTTGCGGTGTTCTTCGACTTCGGCCTTCTCGTCGGCCTTGTCCTGCGCCGCGACATCTGCGGGGTCAACGCGTTCTTCGCCGGTCGAGATCAGCGCCACTTCTCCGGTCGCGCCGCCAGCAGCCTCGGCCTTGTCAGCAGCCTCGTCCTCGGCGATTTCTTCCTTGGTGCGGCGTGCACGGCCCGGTGCGGGCTTGCCGCGTTCGCGAACAGGTTCGGTCTGCACGACCGGGGCGGTGCCTGCGACTGCCTGCGCGTCGGCGTTGGCCACTACGCCAGCGGGCGCGTCAGACGCAGCGCGCACCATGCGGCTGTGCTCCGCGTCGATCAGCGTCGGCACGGGCATGGCCAGCGACACGCCCCGCGAGAAGCCAATAGCGGCCATCGCGTCGGCCAGATACGACGCCGCGCTCTTGTCGCGAATTGCGTCCTCCGGCACCGTTACTTCAATTCGTAGTGTCATTTGTCGTATCCTTCTCTTGTTGTCCGTGGAGCGCGTGCGCAAAAAGCGACAAGGCTTTCCAGTCATTGCGCAGCATGTCTTCGATGGCTTCTTTCGGTGCTATTATGCCATACCGCGCTGCGATCTCGGAGAGACGCGTCGAAGCGTTTTGCTCCAGTTCGATCTTCACCACTTGGGCGTAGTATTGCCCGATCATCATTTGCTAAGAACTCCTCTGATAGCGGTCCATTTTCTCAGTAAGACTTCTTCAAGGGCCTCTTGGATCGAGCCCTGAAGGACGGCCACACGAACGCGCGGTTGGCGTTTCTGCGTGTGATTGGTGATGCGCTTCGACATCTGGGCCATGTCTTTGGGCACCAGACTTGTTTCCACGAAAAGCAATTCTGCGGCGCTGGAAAAGTCCACGGCCTCTCCAGCGGCTTGGATTTGGCCCAGCATGACGCGTGCCGCAGGGCTGTTCAGAAACTCTTGTTCGATCTCGCCGCGCGCAGACCCCGGCGTCGAACCGTCGATTTGCAGCACGCCGTATTTGTGCAAGCCCTCGCGCAGAATGTCGCCGACTTCGCGGTGCCAGTAGGCCAGCACGATCTTGTCGAGCCCGTTCTCAAACTCCTCGCGCACGGCCTCTACGACTGCCTTCGCGACGACGGCCCCCGTGATGCGGCGCAGCGGGCCAAGGTGCATGTCCAGCTTGCGCGTGTCGCCCGCCACAGCCGCATCCAGGATCGACGTGCGGTCCAGATCGCCCTCGGCGCTGCGCAACATGGCGGGGCTGACGACGAGCGGGAACGTCTCATAGATCGGTTCGCGGATGCCCACATCTTGCTGTGTCCGCAGCAGCATGAAGTCGCCGACACGTTCGGCCAACTCCGGCAGATTGCGCCCGCCGATCACGACCGGGATGCGGTTGAAGTTGGAAATCTTCTTCATCTTGACGACGCAATAGCGGTGCAAGAAGGTCTGGTATTTCGTCACGTCTGGCCAGCCCTTCGCGTCGTCGGCCAGCAGACGGTCGGGGCATAGCGCCCGCATCATCGGGTAGAGATCGTTCGGTGCGTTCGGGATCGGCGTTCCGGTCAGAACCCACGTTCCGTCCGCTTTGGCGACAAGGCTCTGCGTGTCCGCCAAGATCGCGCCGTCTTCCACCGGCACGCCATAAACGGCCTGCGTGCGCTTGGCGTCGAAGTTCTTGGCATTGTGGCCCTCGTCCAGAATGAGACGGCTCCAGCGGCGCTTCAGCAGTTCCACACGCAACGCCGCGTTGGCCATCGCTGGCCAGCCCACGATAACGACGGGCTTGGTGATCGGGCGGGCGTCCAGCATGACTTGGACGCCGCGCCCGAAGCCGGACCACTGATTGAAGGCGCGCTGCCATACCGCGCGGCCTGACGCCGTGGTCAAGACGAGGATCGTGTCTTCGAGATTATAGTCGCAGGCCATGATGGCGGTGCCGGTCTTCCCGACCCTTGGTGCGTCGGCCAACAGCGCATTGCGGTTATTCGCAAGGAACACCGCGCCGCTGATCTGTGTTGGGAAGGGGGTCAGTAGCATCGTGTTCCTAGCATCCGGTTCATCAGGGAAATCGTGTCAGTCGGAACGTGTTGGTCGCAATAACCTACACTTACGACGGGCTGTCAAGCGGGAATTTCACGCCGTTGACCTCCGCTCCGGTCAACGTGTAGCCGACCAGATCGACATGGCTGTCAAGGTGGGTGGGCGCCTCGCACAGACGCGCTTCCTTCATCAGCCGCATCAGCGGCGACACGTCGCCAGCGGTCACAGAGATGTCGCGCCAGGTGTTCTTGAAATACGCTTCCCAGAACCGCGCGATGCGCTCGAAGTTGTTTTCCGGGGTTCCGTAGTTCGCGCGGCGCGCCCCGCCGACAATGCGCTTGGCCTCGTCCGCGATCTGCGTCTTGATGTCGGGCGCTCCCTCTGGCGGCGATGCGTAAACCAGATCGAGGATCGGCTCGTCGGCCATTTCTTGCGCGATGTATTGGTCCAGAAAATTACTCAAAGATGCCTCCTGTTGGTTCGTTCAGTTGCGACACTTTGATCCAAGTGCCGGGTTTGTCGCCGTAGCGTTTCTCGAACGTCGAGCGCACGATCTGGCCGTCGTCGATCCAGACCACCAAGTTCAGCGCGTCCACGATCTTCTGGTAGTTATCGAAATCCGGCTTGCGCGTAGGCCACTCCCGCAGCCCACGCGCCGCGTCCTGGCGCTTCTTCGTCCACGATGCGGAGATCGGCACCACTACCTGCATGTCGAGGGCCAGCGGCCCTTCCAGCGGTGGGCGGTCGCCCATGACTTGCTCCGCTGCGTATTTCAGGACCGCTTCGAAGTTGCGGGTCTTCTCTGGCGTGTAGGTGTGGCCGTCCTTTGAGAAACGCGGACGGCCCTTCGCCACGGGCCGCCCAAGGACGACTATCTCGATCACAGCGCGACAGCGCCTGCCGTATCCACGGCGCTGATCGTGGCGCGAGCCTGCGCCCGAAGGATCGGCGACGCGGTGTTCAGCGCCAACACGTCAAGATCGTCAATATCGTCTTCAGCGACGGGCAACCCGGCTACCTTCATCGCGCGCACCTTCTGCGACGCCTTCCAAAAGAACATCGCTTCGCGTTCAAGCAAACACATCGTCTGTGGCCCCTTTCATATAATCCGCCAGCGAAACTGGCGTCCCCGTTTCCATTTCCAAAGCGTAGAGCAGTTCCGGCAGCCAGTCGGACGACACTGAACCCCGTTCGAACCATTTACGCGCTGTGTCCCGCTGCGGCACGCGTCCGCAATGTTTGGCCGTCAGACCCAACACACCGTCAGCATCGCCGAAGTTACTGGCCAAAAAGGCAGTTACGTCAAACACTACTACCCCCGATTGATAATGTATGTTGTTTGGCAGACAAACTGTCCGCTGTCAATACCTACAAACTAGACATTTTGTCCTTTACCGCGCAATACATGTGTGATACAAACACCATATCAACCGTACACAGGAGCGAAATCGTTGACCCGGAATATCAGAACTCACCTTGGCTTGGACGCTCCGCAGGACATGCGCCTCGCGCCGACCCCAGAACTGCGGCAAGTCGCAGACGGAACCTTCTATGCCTTCTGGAGCGAGCAGAGGCGATCAAAACGCAAGAGCATGGGCACTTCAAGCCGTGCTGAAGCCGAAACGCGCTTCGCGCACTGGCTCCTCCTGCGCAACGACAAAACCCCCGAGGAAACAGTCTACACCGTGAACGACTGCTGGACCGTTTACCGCACGAAGCACGTCCTGAAAGACGTGGCCTCGCCCGAGACGCTGGAGCACTCTTGGCAAGCGCTCGCGCCGCACTTCGGGACGATGCAGATCGCGCAAGTCGATCAAGACGCCGTTGACCGTTATCTACTGCGTCGCACGTCTGGCCGCTTTGGCCGCTTTGGCCGCGCTGTGCAGAGCGCCACGGTGCGCCGGGAGTTGCTGGCGCTGTTCGCGTGTCTGCGGTTCTGCGCCAAGCAGAAGATGTTCAAAGCTGCGCTGATCGAGACGATTGACCTTCCGGCCGGTAACGAACCGCGCGACCGCTGGCTTACCACCGCCGAAATCGCAGCGATGCGGGCCGCTGCGGCACGGCTGCGGCGCGGCCCGAAGCTGTCGCGCGGCGAGCGGTTCTTGTGGGTGGCGCTGGCCACCGCTGGGCGCAAAGAGGCGCTTCTCGATCTGACTTGGGATCGCGTTGATTTTGAGACGGACGTGATCCATCTGGACGTGCCGGGGCGGGCCAAGACGAAGAAGCGCCGCGCGTCGGTGCCAATCTCGTCGGAACTCCGGCCTTTCTTGCTGCGCGCCTACGAGGAGCGCGAGAACGATCTGGTCATGGGGTCGAAGGCCGACGTGTGGCTACCGATCCAGAAGATCGTTGTGGAGGCCGGTCTTGGCGCGAAAGAGGACCGCATCGTCCCGCGCGCCACGGGCATCTCGCCGCACACTTTGCGGCACACGGCGGCGACGCATATGGCGCGGCAGGGTGTGCCGATCTGGATTATAGCCAAGGTTCTCGGCAACACCATTGCGATGGTGGAGCAGGTTTACGCGAAGCATTGCCCGGACGATCTTCGGGCGGCTGTCAATTTGATTTCATCAGGAACGGCGGCAGCGGCGTAGCGCGCATCGGCGGGCACGCTGCGCCCCAAATGGGCGTCAAATATGACCTACAGCGACCGACAACGACCTACACGGAGCCAATAGACGCAGATGAAAATAACGAAAACGCAGCAAATACAGTGGCCTACAAAAACGACGCATCAGTCTCATTGAAACTTGTGCCGTTTTGGGGCCGCGCTCCGTTTCGTATTCGTTTACGTTAGGAAAAACAAGGCTTTGCGTTTACGACCTACGCGCGGCCTACTGCACGACATACACGCCTTTGGGCACTATTTGGGGCACTAGCATGAATTTCAGAGAGACGTACAACGCACCGCTGTGCGACGGCACGCCGCGCCGCGAAAATGGCTTTCGTATTTTTGTGGACGTGAAACGCTGCACGTTGCGGTCGCCGCTGCTTAAACGCGCCTCCGACGCAGAAATGTGGCGCGGTTTTTTATCTGAGTGGCTGGCCGACGGGCGCGATACGCAGGCGTTTTACCCTGCGTGGGCGCAATTCAGCACGCGTTGGCTAGGTTATCCGTAGAGTGACCCCAGCCCGCCGCCCCCAGCAACTGGGCCTGCGAACAGCGCGTTCTTGCGCTCCTGCTCGGCGGCCTGCTGCTCGGCCTGCGCCTTCTGCTGTTCCTGCCGGTTCTGGAGAAACTGCGCCGCGATCTGCCCCATGACGTTGCCTTCCGGCGCGGCCATAGGGGCCATCGCCCCGCCTGTGAACATCTGCCCGATCTGGCCGCTGTCTCCGGCCCCGCCGCCCGCACCGCCGACGCGTGGCGCGCCGAATTTAGCGTTCCACTGGCCCACGAAGTCGCCAGCGGTCTGCCCGTTGCCGCCGTTAAGCCCTGCGGCCGCACCGCCCACCAGAGAGGCCGCTGACGCGCCGGGGTTGCGCAGCAGGCGCAAAGCCCCGCCTGCGCCCTGTTGGTGTGCCAGATACAACTCCGCAGCCGTGGGCGCGCGGCCGACGCCGCGAGACAGGGCCGCCGCGTTGTCACGCGCCAGCCGTGCCGCTGCGTCGGTTGCCTGCATCGGATCAAAGCGGTTTTGCAGCCCGTAGTCGTTCGCAGTGCTGTCGATGAACTGGAACAGACCCCCGGCCGACGAGTTCGGGTTCTTGGCATTCGGGTCCAAGCTGCTTTCGATCTGCGCCGTCCGCATCAGATAGCCAGCGGGCAAACCGTATTCCTGTTCTTTCGCTGCGAAAAGCTGCGCCAAGTCCATCACTGACCCCTCGTTGCTGCGATTTGTGCGGCGACACGCGCCACCGCTTCCGGGATGCCAGTGTTGGCCCCGCGCGCAATCGCCGCCCGGATCAACTCGACCGACTGCGGGTCGGTGAACATGTCAGCGAGATCGCCGAGGCTCTTTCGCTGGACCGTGCGTTGCAGCGCATCGCCCGCGCGCGTCAGCCAGCTTACCCCGGCCGTCTTGGCGATGTTGAAGGCCGACGCAGCGGGAGACGCTTCGCCAAGGTCTGCGTTGATCGAGCGGTTGAACTCAGTCTGGCTGCCGATAGGTTTGCGCCGTCCGGTGGCCTGCATCACGTCGAACAGCGCCGGGGAGGCCGCAGCGGCTTCCGGCACGTTCAACGCGGCCAGCGCCTCGTCCAGCGTCGCCTTGCGCTGGTCGTTGCCCATCATGTCCTTGCGGAACTTGGCTCCGCCAAACGACGCGTCGCCTGCCTGCGTCTCCGTCATGGCCTTGGAGAACCGATCTGCGACAGTTTGCCGCGCCAGCCCGCGCGTCGTGTCGGCGTCCTGCATGATCAAGCGCTTGATTGCGTCGGCCGTCTCGGCCTCGGACCCGACAAGCGGGTTCGGCGGCAGCATGGCGTTGCCCGCTGCGGTCGTGTCCTTGGCTGCCGCAATCTGCCCGACCGGTCCCTGCCGCGCCGCGCCCATACCGCCGCTCGCGTCAACGACGCCTTGCAGCCGCTCGCGCACGGCGGGGAACTGCGCCAGCACATCTTCATTCGAGCGCAGAGCAAGGGCCAGCGCTTCGACGTTCACCGCTCCGTTCGCATCGGTCACGCCGTCCAGCAACTTGGTCGCCAGCGCGTTCTCCACCGCCACCCGTGCGTCTGGCGGGGCTACCGCGTTGAAGTTGCGCGCCTCGCTCGGCGAAGTCACCGCGCCCGTCACCTTTTCGGGCGGCGTCGCGAAGCCCTTGTTGAACTGGTCCTTCTGGACAACGCTGGCCATGCCGGGGCTCTGGAACGGGGCCAACGGCTCGCTCGCCGCAGCGAACGTGTCCTTGGCCGCTTTGTAGTCCGGCACTGCCGCCAGTGCGGCGTCAAGCTGTTCTTGGACGCGCGATAGGTTCTCTGCGGTCTGCATCTGGCCGCCTTGTTTGGCCGCGGCGATCATGTCGCTGATCTGGCCGCGCGCTGCGTCCAAACCCGTTACGCCTGTGTCCACGCCGCCCTTGTCGAATAGCATAGCCCGCACAGCCTTCAGCGCGTCCTGCGTGCCTGCGCGTGCGTTCGGGATCATGTCGTCAATGGCCTGCACGACCGGGCGCGCGTCAACTTGAATTTTCTCGGCGCCGGTTCGGCTGGTCATGGCCGGAGTTTCAACCTGCGCCGGGACATCTTTCGGAACCATAGTCGGCGTCGGGTTGCCCATCGTGCGCGGCTGGATGGCCGTGTAACCGGGTTCAGCGACGGTGCTGGTCGGGGGCAGGCCAGCGACCGGGATCGTGGGGTCAGAGGCGCGTGCCGCGTCGTAGCCCTGATCGGACAGCGCGTTGCGCATACCTTCACGACGGTCGAACACGCTCCGCAACGCGGGTTGCACGACTTCGCCTGCTTGCGCAGCGGTTACACGCGGGCCGACGCCAAAGATCGCCTCTTGCAGCGCTTGGCCTTCTGGGGATGCCGAGATCGCGCCCTCGGCAGCCTGCGCAGCGCGCGGCCCCAGCGTGGACGGTGCGGCGCTCTGCGGCGCGATGCTGTCCAGCCAAGCGTTCGTCGCGGCTTTCAACTGGTCCGGGCGTTGCGCGAAGAACGGGTTCATGCCCGCCGCGCCCTCGATGGAGCCCTCGACGACACGCTGCACGTCCGTCAAGCCCGTGCCGCCATTGCGGGCCTGCGAGATCGCTTCCGGCCCGGTCAACTTTACACCAAACTGGTTGTTCTGAAGTTCGAGCGCGCGCGCCCAATCCTCGTCGCTCAATTCGCCGGTCGCGCGGCGGATGACGCGATCCGGGGCGTTTGCCGCCTTGACCGCAGCCGAGCCCACGCCGCCCGCAGCAGCGCCCGCAACACGGGCCAGCGTCTCTTGCCAAGTGCCGTCCGCGCCCATGCCCTCGGCGGCTTGGCCCGCGCCCTCTGACAGAGCGCCGGGAAGTGCTACGTTGCGGAACAGGTCCGGGATATACTCTGCGACCTTGCGTGCGACGGTCGGCGCTGCGCGCACGGCCTTGCTCGGCAAGCCGCCCGGTGCCGCGAACTCGCCAATCGTCTCGGCGTAGCGCCCCGGCGTCGTTTGCGGCTCGTAGAGGTTCGCGTCCATCGCGCCGCGAATGGCGTCTTGCGCGTCATTGGCTTGCGCGCCCATGAACAGCGAACCGAACGGGATCACTTGGGCGACGGCGTCTTGCGACTGATCAAACGCGGATTGGCGCGCTGTCGCGTCTTCCGGCGTCGCCGGGTCCATGCCGAAGATCGAGCGCACCAGATCATCGCCCGCGCCCATCGCCCAGCCCGCGCCTTGCTGGCCAAGCCGGTTAACGGTCGTCGGCAGCATGGCGGTTTCGACCGCACCGCGCACAAGCCCGCTGCCCCCGCTGTAGAGCATGTCCTTGGCGTAACCCGGCTGTTCAGGCGCGGCGGGCGCTGCGCGCATGTCGCCCTGCCCCGGACCCGCAGGAGCGGTCGGGGCTGCGTATTTCGTCCACGGCGCTGCGGTTGCGGCTGCGGCGGGGTTTGCGTATTTTTCCCAAGGGCTGCCCATTACTGCACCGCCTGCCACGAGGACTGTTCACCGGGCGGCCCGCCGATGTAGCGGAAGCCTTCTTCGACCGTTCCGTTTGCGGGCCCCCCGGCCGGAGCCGCTGGCGGTGCGGCGGCGTTGCGCTCCATGACGGCGGCCATCTCTGGCGGGATCGGCAACCCGTTTTGCTGCATGAGGGCAGCGATGTGTTCCGCAGCCCCGCGCGAAGTTCCTTGCAGCGCAGTCAGCGCCACGGCCCGAGCGGCGGCCTTCTCTTTGATGACATTCGCGTCGTCCCCCGGCATCGGAATGAAAACCCGCGCGTAGGACTGGAACTCGTCCTTGCCGAAAGCAGCGCCGGTGTCAGGCCGCAAAATGGCCATCATGAAGTTCTGAGCGTTGTTGTAGAAGGCGCGGCCCTCGGGCGAGATGACGTGGCGCGTAGCGGCGTTCGGCAGACCGCTGATCGAGCCGAGTGTTGCCTCGTAGTCCAGATCGGTCGGCGCGTAACCGCTCCCGATAGCCGCGTCAATGTTCGCGCTGGCCGGGGCGGCGCGGTTGTAGAACACGCCCGCCTTGTCGCTGGTTTCGGTCGGTTTTCCGATCATGCTCGTGGCCGTAGCGTCGCCCTGAACAACGGTCGTGGCCGTGCGCGTGCCTTCCGGCAGGACTTCGCCCGTAGCGGCGTCCTTAATCACGCCCGTTGGCTCGACGATAGCCGAGCCCGTGCGCCCGTCCGGCGTGATGTAATTCTTCACATCGACGCCTTCCGGCTTGACGTAGGGCGTCTGCCCGACAGCGCCAAGCGCGGTCTGGTTCTGCACCGACCCGTCGCCCATGATCACTTGCTCGATGCTCGTCATGCCAGAGGCGACGGCCTGTTGGATCGGCTCCGGCAGGCTGCCCATGATCGCGGCTTTGAACGTGTCCATCGTCGGCGCGCCGCGCATCGGTTCGGCCTGCCCCGGAACTGCTACAGTTTCGCCGGGAGCCGCGCCCACGACGCCGCCAAACATCGCAGGGAGGCCAGTAGCCGCCTGCGTTTGACCTGGCAGATACGCGGTCTGATCCTTGTTGACGAGGACGGGTTCCGCGTATTGCCGCGCCAGCGCGGCTTCGTTGTTGATGCCCGCCACGTTGGCCGCGCTGGCGGCGGCGCTGTCGATGCCGTAGCGGTCGGTCGCGTCGGTCGCGGCGAACCCTGCCGGGGTCTGCCCGTAGCCCTGCACGCCCGTCAGCGCCGAGCGGGCCGAAGCCGTCGGATCGCTGGAGTTCTGGAACAGCCACGCAAGGCGGTCGGCCTGCGCCTTCGTAGCGCCAGCGGTCGCGTAGCCGGACAGATCGCTACCGGAAGGCGGGGCAAAGGCCGCCGCCAGATTTTCAAAGCCCGCACCGAGAGCCGGGTCATTCCATTGCCGAATGGCCATTATTTACCGCCCCCGTATAGACTTCCTAGTCGCACCGGACTTGCGACCGATGCTTTAACCGCTTTCGTGACCGGAACGCCAACTGCGCCGCCACCGAAGAACGGCAATTTGCCGCCCATCATGCCCGCACTTGTTGCGACAGATCCTGCGCCGCCCAGCAGATCGCCGAACAATTTCAGTCCTGCGCCCTTGCTGTTTGCGGCTTCCAACTCATAAGGCAGCACATTGGACGAGCCCGTCTTGAAGCCTCCGATCTGCGCCACTTGGCCCGCGTCACGCGCCTGCAAGCGGCTGGTATCTCCCAGCACATCGCCGAATGCCCGCAGCGCGCCAAGCGCCTTGCCGCTGGCGTTGGTGGAGGCCTTGGCTTTGGATTTCTGCTTGTTTTCTTCCTGCACGGTGATGTTGGACGCACCGGCAGATGGCAATGCCTCGGACGCCTGCGCTTCCGGTGCGGTCTGGTTCGCGATGTAATCGCCAAGCTGCTGCGAGCCTTCGGCGACCTTGGCGTCGAAGTTCTGGTAGCGATCTTGCGAAGTCGTGTTGACGGCGGCGGCCTCTTTATCAAAGGCGTTCTGCCGGATGCGTTCGGCGGCCATCGCGTCGTTGCGGGCCGCTTGAACCTTGTTGGACGCGACCGCGTTGACGACGGTAGAACCGACGCTCATTGCGATGCCTGCGATGGTTAGCGGATCACACATCTACGGCCTCATTTCGTCACTGCTACGGCGCTGCTGCTCGGGCTGAATAGCCCCGCGCCGCCCGCGTATTTCTTGAAGTTGTCCACCTGAACCTTCTGCCCGTAGGCCGAGGTCAAGTCCGCAAATAGGTTCGACAGCGGGTTAAATGCCGCGGGCTGCGACAGGGCCGACGACCGCGCCAACGCGCCGTTTGCCGCGCCTTGGGCGTCGCCGGTGGCGTTCAGGGACGCGATAAGGCCGCTGCGCGCGTCTTCCGTCGCGGTGCGTGCGTCGCCTGCGCTGGCGATGGCCTGGTCTGCGATCTGCTGGCCGTTCAAATCGAACCGCTTCTGCAACTCGCCCGCTTGCTGCCCGCGCACGGAACTATTCAGTGTGCCGTTGCGTGCGAGCGCGAAAGTGAGCTCTTTCTGCGCCTGCCCGTACTGATCTTGCAACTGCGGCATCGCGTAAGACGTGTAGGCTTCGCGGCGCTTGTCGAAGAACTCCGGCGTGAACTGGTTGTCGAAGATGCCGTTTACCCGCTCCGTGCCGGTGCGGATGCGCTCTTGGCGGGCTTGCTCGTCCTGCCGCGCCAGCTTGGCTTCGTTGCCGCCACCACCTTTAGCCATTGCTTAAATCCCGCTTCAAGAAATGCCCTACGCGCTGGAAGCCGAACCGCTCAATCGTGCGCGTGGCTATGTCGTTGTGAAGGCCGTTATCTGCGCCGCCTGTGATCTCGCGTGCTTCGAGCGATTTGCTCCACGCGACCAAATGGGACAGAAGGAGAGCGGCTGCCCGAGAGCCGCGACATTCGGGTTTGACA